TATACAAGGAATACTGCGAAAGCTGCTGACACTGGAGCTGAGTATGCAACACAGATCCAAGGTCTCATACCTAATCTATAACTAAGTTCCCACTGTCGTCCCATGTAAGCTGAGATACCGATAAGGAAGTGAAAGATAACAAGTTGGTATGGTCCACCGTTGTAGAGCCACTCGTCGAGAGTCGCTGCTTCCCAGATGGGATAGAAGTGCAGTCCGATTGCGTTTGAGCTAGGAACGACTGCTCCTGAGATGATGTTGTTTCCATATAAGAAAGAACCAGCTACTGGTTCACGGATGCCGTCAATATCGACAGGGGGTGCAGCAATGAATGCAATTATAAAGCAGGCTGCTGCTGCTAATAAGCAAGGAATCATTAGAACACCAAACCAACCTACATAGATACGGTTGTTTGTGTTTGTAACCCACTTGCAGAACTCAGGCCATCCTGTAAGGATGCCTCTTTGTTCTTTTCTTGAAAGAGTTGTCATGAGGACGTAAATACTTAATAGGGCTCAAGGGTAGAGCGATATTAATATTTCCACCAATCCCTTCACTGGTGGATATGAGAGACATCATTTATTCTCCCTATAGGTCTCGGTTTGGGGAGAGAATGTACCACTAGGTGTTTATAACTAAAACATTCGGATATTAGTCTAGCAGTAACAACCTTGATCTAAAAAATATTAATAACGTGCCTATGTAAGGTACTGATATAATTAAACTTAATGGAACTCTGGTTCCAGGAGTGACACAGCTTTGTCTGTTTATTTCTTACAACAGTACAAATCTAACGCTGAAACTTAAATATGTTTATAGATAACGATTTTCCGAAGCTGCTTGGTGCGGAACTATACCGTCCCCATCCAGCTTACATCGTGGAAATGGCCACAGAGCCAGTCGTAGTACACGATTTCACAAAACAACCAGGTCAGACTGTACAGTTAGATCGCTACAGATTCTTTGGAGCTCCCGGCACAAAAACAAGCAGGGAACGTACACAGGATCAAACAATTGGTACTGCTAATAGCAGATCAATAGTAAAGGACAAGGTACTTGTCTCACTCCGTGAGTATACAGGACCAGCAGATCCAGCGAATACTAATCTTCCAAGTACATTCAAGATTGCTCGTGAGACCCTGATGACTGCACAGCGTTTGCTGTTAGACACAGGTAACCTCAATATGTTCCATCAGTCAATTGGTTCTCTAACATTGTTAGATGACTATAGAAGATGGAGAGATAGAGTATTCCTTGATGAACTATTCAAGTCTGAATCTCGTGGTGAGTCAAGCGATACTCAGGGTGGTTACTACTATCCAAATAGTAAAGTAAAGACAAACTCCACAACTCTGACTGCTTATACAGCTGCAGAATTTGCTTCTGAGCGTTATAAGTTCAATGTAAAGTCAGACCTTCTCGAAGTTGTAAAAGGCTTACGTAAGCGTAATGTTCCTGTTTTTGCAGATGGCTACTACCGTTGTGTAGCTGATCCTTCATTCATGAAAGATCTAAGAGCTGATGCAGGCTTCAGAGAAGTTGCTAGATACCCTGGCATGGGTCAACCAAATCCTCTTATGGGTGGTGGTGCTCCTAATGCTTCTATTTATCAGGGTGGACAGTTCGGACAAGCTCAATTTGTTGCAGGCGAACCAGTCATGCCATCAGGCTTCGTGTTTGAAGGTGTAAGGTTCTTCGAAACAACTAACATGCCCTCCAAATCAATAACCGTTAACACAAACGATGGTAATGGTGCCGTATCACACGACACTCCACCTGCGTTGTTCTTCGGTCCACAAGCAATTGGTGTTGGTGTTGGTGGTCCAAATGCTCAGGTTCTCATTAATAATAATGATGACTTCAGTAGATTCATTATCCTTATCTGGCAGTTATATGCTGGTTTTGCGAACTTGAATAAGGACTTCATCACAGTAGCATTCACAATTAGCGATATTTAAGGGAGGATAACTAAACATGGCATCTTATAAAGAAGAAGCCGGAGCAATATTACAGCCCGGTAATCAAATCAATCGCCTTTCCTCCTACAACACTGAAGGAGTATTTGGCTGGCCAGGAATTGAAGCATTTGAACTGATCGGTTTTAACAAAGTTACAAACAAATCAGGTACAAAAGCAAGCTTTAAAACTCTTGATCTTACAGTCCCATCACCAGATCGTCGTCCAGATGATCGTGTGAGAGATGATCGCACAAGTTTGGTCGTTCAGGCATCTTCTGATCGTCCTGCTTATATTTATGGTGCAAGTATCGCTATTGGTCAGGATGTTCCTGCAGGCGGTCTAGCAACATTCCCTGCTTCACCAGTAACAGCTAACCTTCAAGGTACTAACACAGAAGTACTTTTATTAGGTCCTAGCAATAGTGGTGCACCTTTCGGTGTTCCAACTACACAGTTAAATGGTTTATCAGCAGCAAGTGCATCACTAGGCATTGGTGCTAGTGGAATCGCACAAGGTACATCTGATACAACAAACGGAAACTTACCTTTCTGGACAACTGTTTCATCATCAATCGCTCGTGCAGACGCAGCAGATTCAATGATGTTCAAAGTCACAGCAGATACAACATTTAAAGTGTTTAACGTCAACGCAATTACAGATACTTCTGCTAATGGCGATGGTGTATTTATATCTGATGATGATTCAACAGAAGGAAAAGCTGCATACATTCTTGGTAGAGTTAACTACTTAAGACCTGCAGCTGCAGTATCTTGGGATGATATACAAGCGTTTATCGACTTTGCATCGCAAGTCGGTGGCGGAGACGCATAATATTTTATGTGTTCATAAAGGAGCCGGGCTTATTGCTCGGCTTTTTTTATTTGCACTAAAAGTGTGGCTTGTTATTCTATTTATATAGATAATAATTAATTAAATGTTATTCAGATACAAAGAAACAGGTGCAATCGTGGAGAAGATTTCTCATCATGGTGACGGAATCGTTATGTGTACAGATGCACAGGATGAAGTTTTATATATAGAAGAAAAAGACTTGATTCCGCATCTGGAAGCAACCACAGAAAAATTAAAGACAGAAGAACGTCTTACTGAACAGCTGAAGCAAGAAGGTGTTAATCCTCCAAAGCCTACAAAGAAAGAAATTTTTCCTGTAGATACTAGAGTTAATATCAATACTGCCAGTGCTAGACAGCTTGCTGATGCGTTGCCTGGTGTAGGATTAAAGACAGCCAGGGAAATAAAAGATTTACAATCTTCTATGTTAGGTGAAAAGTTCATTAAGTTAGAACAGCTTAGAGCTATCAAGCGTATTGACTGGGATGAACTAATAAAAGATAATCTTATTCGTGTTGAGTAATGCAACTTGATGAATTTATTAAATCAAAATGTAAATGGCATTTGGGATATAATCAAACATCTATACCAGCAGGTGACTTAGCCAGATTAGAAGAAGCTTTGAATAATGTTCAGGATTCTTTTTGGGTAAGTAAAATAATTGAACAGGTGGGTAGATGTGATGAAGCAGAGAAAAGAACAGATATGACAGGAATTTTAAATAATAATATTACACCAGCAGGAAGACGTGAAAACATAGCTGGTGACGTGGATAGGACCATCAGTACAACTGATTATAAAGACACGCTCAAAACATGGACTGGTATATACTTATATGAGACGGATCGTTTAGCTCAACATCTTTACGTACCTAATTATCGTAATCCTGAGCAGGCTAGATATCGATTCAATCGTGAGGGTGCTGAATTTATACAGGCACTCCCTGGACCAGCTGATGTTGCAGTTGGAACCAGACTTATGTTTGCTACAGAACTTAGATAGTATTTATTATTATGGCTGGAAAAAAAGGAAAGATGCCACCTCAGCTTCTTGAATATTTTAAAAATAAAAATGAGAAGGATAGTAAAGGTGAAGAAAAGTCCGATAAGGATAAGCGTAAAGAAGCTTTAGAAAAAGCTACTAAAGCTAAAGACAAAAAAGAAGATAAATAGTTACGCTAAAATAAACTTAAAAGAAGGACAGTAAATTGGCATCTACCTCAACAAATAAACAACCTATGATGTTGGATAGACCAGCATCTACCAGCACCCTTGTAAGAACTCAAACAGGACAAGCATTCTCCACTAGTTTATTACCAACCTCGATTGGTAACGTAACTAAGATATTTGATGTGGACCAGGCATTAACGGATACTCAGATCAGTGGTGCATATATAGATGAGATATTTATTAGATATACAAAAGATGTTAGTAGAGTTATTGATTCTGTGACAGCAAGTGCAGCTACATATACAAGAGCTGCAGCTGTTCTGACTGTTACTCTAACTAATCATAATCTTAAAGTAGGACAGAAATTATTCTTCGACACACAGTCTGGTGGAGCACCAGTTGAAGAAGTCACTGTAACTGCTGTAACTGGTACAAATACTTTTACTGCAAATTCTTCTGCTTCTGGAACTATAACTACTAGTAATGTAAATATTCAAAAGCCTGTTGATTTTGTATTTTATCTAACGAATGTAACTACAGTTACGGGAACTTCACAATTCTTACCTCTATTTGTTGCTAATGTTGAATCTATTCCTGCAGATCAGAGTTTTAGTTTAACTGAAAAATTAATACTTCCATTAATAAATTCACCTGTTGCTCATGCAGGAAGTAACTTTAATAGTGCTACAAGCACACTCGCTCCTAAATTAAGAGGACTAATGTTGCCTCGTGGAGCAGCTCTACATGTAGGTATTAGTGGTACAGGTTCTCTTACTAATGGATTCTATGTAAATGTCCAAGGTGGATATTACTAAGATAAATGCCGAGAAGAAGATCTGGCTTTGGGACTTCTTTTGATAATTCTTTTAAAGGTTTCTCAGATGCTGTATTAAAAAAAGAGAAATCAAATCAAGGAGATTATACTGATACACCTTATCAGTTTGTTCCTTTAGGCAGGCAGGATGATTATAGTGAAGTGAGATTCTATGACTTTGATAGTACATGGTCTAGATGGAGACGTGGATATGAACTTTATGTTATAACTCAACAGTATTTAGGATCATCTGCCACAGGTAGAAATACAAGAGGAGACTTTAGAATGTTTTTTACATTCCAATTTTTCCCCGGTCTTTTCGTACCTGTAAGAATATTTACTTTTCCCAGTGCTGGTAATGAAGAAGGAGAACACACAGTTGGTATACGTGATGCTAATAGTCTTAACTTTTATGATCTTGGTTTACCTATTGATGCTGTTAGATATGTCACTGCAGCAAAAGCAGGAACATATGACAAGTCTGGGACTACTGTTACCATTACCCTGGTTGGACATGGGTTACGTGTAGGAGAAAGTGCGTTTCTTGATTACACATCAGGAACTGCAGTTGATGAGACACTGATTATAACTTCTACGACTGAGGACACTTTTACATGTACAAGTGCAGCTTCAGTAACAACGGCTGGAACTGTAAATGTTAGACAGGAATTTGCAGATACAGCAGAAGGATTTGCTGATACCAGATGGACAGAGCAGAGAGTAAAGGTGAGAACTATGCCAACTCCAGTTACTTTATTAACAGGTGAGAGACTTGTAGATCGTGTAATTGAACGTGATTCTGGTATCAGTGGAACCTATTCTCAGTCAGGGAACACAATAACTGTAACTTGTAGCTCTGCTCATGGATTGTCTACAGATAATCAGGTATTCCTACAGATATCAACAGGCACTGCACGAGTAGGTTTGTACAAAGTTATAGTTACAAGCACCACACAGTTTACGGTAGAGTCAATTGCAAGTGTAATAACCAGTGGGAATGTAAATGTAATTAGAAGAATAAAAGGATTTGATTTTAATAATTATGTAGGCAATACGGTAACTGGAGTAGATCTGACAACTGAAGAAATATTATTCAAGCGTGAAGAAAGTTATGGAGTTCAATTTACTAATAATAAAGCAAAGACAGTAGTTCCTGCACCTAGAGGTTTTCTCGCATCTCAAGATAGATTTCTTACCACAGAAATTAGATATCAGTGTAACTGTCCAGACTTCATGCGTCGTAGAAAATATAATTTGTATAAAGATTCAACTGATGACAGATTTCCTAATACAGGTATTGAAAGTGTTATTCCAGGTACACGTCAAGATAGAGAAGGCAATGTAATTGATACTAGGGACAATATTGGAGTACATAATGATTTTGGATATGCTCCAACATCTAACTTTTATCAGATACCTGAATATAATGATGATCCAGAAGCTTCTCTTCCAGGGCTTTTATATTATCAAACTCGTTGG